CTACCTATCGCTGGTGGCGTGGTCTCCTGGGGGGTTGTTTAGGACGTGTGACCAGGTGTTGTCGTCCGGATAGGCCCAAAATCCTACAGATGGTAACACCCCCGCTTGGGGCGCCCCACGCTATTCAACGCGTCGGGGCCGATGGACGGGCTGAACTGCACTTTACCCCTGAATTCTTCGCTGTCCAAGCGAGAGCTGGTGCTTTTAACCCAGAAAGCGTTCAGGCTGGTAGTGCTATGTACAAATGCGACGAGAATCAGGTTCGCCATATTCTCGTTTGCCTAGGTGCTAGCAAGCAGTTCGTAGGAAATTGTTTCCTGGCCAATGAGCGAGGGAAAACGTGGGTCTACACCTGCCTGCATGTTTTGCGCCAGCAGGTTTACCTCGTTGGTCCGAACGGAAAGGAATTGAACATTCTTCTATCCTCCCTCAAGTTCGGCGGTTTAGTGGAGGATCTCCACGGCAAAGTTGACACAGTCGCCCTTATGTCAACGCCCATACTCCAATCACTCACCGGTGTTCACGCTGTTGAGGCTGTTGCGTCTAACGCTACCACAGCCACCGCGTACACCGTGCAGTGGGAGCAGGGACGCCGTCAAGGTTACATGGCCTCTGGGCCCCGCTTCGGCGGCCTCCACTGGATTTCCACTCTGCCAGGTTGGTCCGGTAGCCCCATACACACCACTTCCCGAACTGTGTTCGGCGTCCACTGCGGTGGTCAAGCCGATCACAATGTTCTTGGACTTCTGTCTGATTTCCGCCCCGAATCGCCCACCGTGTGGGATGGTTCCCAGAGCGTGTACACTCTTGACGATTCTGACGTGCTCGACGATTTCGACCGTATGGATCTTCAATTCCATCGGGACCGTGACTACCAAGTCAAGGGCTCATGGAGCGTGGGCAACCACGTTGAGGCAACAGAAGATCGCAAGGGCAAAGTCTACAAGAGAATCTTCGAGTGGCAAGACTTCAATCCCACCATCCTGGTTAAGGAGAATCCGAAGGCCCTTGCCCGTTCTCTTCAAGCAGCCACACTTTATTCGATCATGTACCGCATCCAGCATGCGTCCTCCGGGGCCTTCGGGTACATTAAAAAGCCGTCAACCCTCGAGGAAGCTCTTCAGCTTACCGCTTGGTTAAAGACAGTCCACCAAGTCCAGTTCAACCGCCAAGTTGACCGACAAGTGGTTGATGAGCTGATCACTGTGTGGGCTGCCAAGCGCGAAATCCCACGCGACACAGCTATGAAGGAACTCGCCTACTGGCTCCCCCGTGACACTCGTGTCCGCGACCAGTTGAAAGACGAGTTGAGAGATGCCGAGAATTGGATCGACGACGCTGCCCAGCGCCGCACCCCCCTCGATCCTACGGCCGATCCCTTGCACGGTTTCAAACCCGAGAGCAAGGACGCTCCTCCTACCCAGGTACCGCCGGCTCCCAAGCCAAAACCTGTCCCCTACTCCCCAGAGATCCTGGAAAAGTGCATGAACGAGCTTCGTGAAATGCATTTAAACCCGGTGAGCCCTGCAGTAGGCCAGGGTTCGACGGTCAAGACCTACAAGGATTCCTTCGAGAAGCTTGCCCCCATGAGAGTAGCGCGTGTGATGAAGTCAGACGCCATCTACGTCTCCACGTACACGTGGTCGGACTTTGTCAAGACTCAGCCCGTATTCTTGCTCGAGGCTTTCTCCGCGTGCCTTGCACACAACTTGTCGACCTCCGCGACAAAGGGAGATACCAGCCAACCCAAGCCACAGAATACGCCAAGAACCTCCGCCAAATCGGGAGGGTCAGCAGGCGCGACCCGCAAACAAAGCCAAGGTCCGCGCAGGACACCACAAGCCGAGTCGCAACCTTCCTTCGGGAATATGGATGCGAAACACTCGCAGAGGACATCATCGACCTCGACTGGCCAGACCGAGGCGCCGCCTCACAGCACTCCAGCCTCAAATACCAAGCCAACAGAGCAGTGTATACACAGTTTCCAACGGATTCCGTCTTCGGAAACCCTTGTGTGCACAAAATGCTTGCTGACTATGAACCTTCCAAAGGCCGCGACGGCCCCGCATGGGCCCGCTCAGCCAAGGAGGAGGGACCCGTTCGGGCTCGACTAGAACTCCGGGCGAAGCTGTTGGCGCTCACCACCAAGCTAAACGATGCCTCTCCAGGCTACCCGTACATGCTTGATTGGAGTGCCTCAAACAGAATTCCCCCGGAGTATCTAGCAGATTTAGCCATAGAGCGACTTGGTATCCAGTCAATGTTGTATGATGTTAAGTTAACAGCTTTCGAGCGGGTCCTGTGTTGTATGCAGGATCCCATTCGCCTCTTCGTCAAGAACGAGGGTCACAAGTTGGACAAGCGTGTCACTGGTCGTGTCCGCTTGATCCATTCTGTCTCCGTTCTCGACAACCTACTCCTAAAGCTGGTGGTCAAAGACCAGCAAATGCGTGAGATTTCAGTTTGGGAGAAAATCCCTTCGTCACCTGGAATCGGGTTCACGCAGGAGCAGGTAGACCTCTTCATGTCCCACATGCCGTCCGGGCCCTTCGGCCACTCAGACATGTCAGGCTGGGACTTCTCAGTTCAATTCTGGGAGATAATGGTCGTCTTTCAACTCAATGCTTTGCTTGAGTTCGGCGGCAAGGTTGTTGTCAATCCTTTCCCCGCCGCCCTGTGGCTCCAATACCAGTTTACTTCTCTCTCCGTGTTCCTCATTGCTGATGGAACTCTCGTTGAGCAGATCCAGCCCGGCTGGCAGAAGTCTGGCGCTGATGACACCTCCGCCAAGAACTCAAAGACCCGCACTCTTGTGCACAGGCTTTGTGGTGGAGTGTGGAACCGAGCCGCGGGTGACGACCTTGTCGGAGACCCTGTGCAGGACTACTCCACTAAGGCGGCGTTCTTGGGACACATCCTCCGGGATGCAAAAGTCACCCAGAACACCTTCCGCTTTTGTTCTGCCGATTGGGATGTGTCTAAGCGCACTCTGGTTCACGAGATTGCCAAGCCGTTGTTCAATTTCGTGACACGTCCCCGCACTCAATGCGAGTTGACGCAATTTCTCCTCTTCCTCCGGCATCACCCGCTGGAGAGACAGATTCGACTTCTTCTTGCCGAGGAGTGGCTGGGCCTCGGTAATGCCAGCGAAGAAGAAGCAGTCGAAACGGACCCCGAAGGCGCGTCAGCGCTCTTCTAGGGGTCCCAAACCACGAATCAACAAGTCCAGGGCTCGACGCGCCCTGGCCCCTGCGCGCGTTAAGATGGCGCCGCAGAGCGTTGCCGTCACCGTTGGCGGTACTAAACCCATCTTTGCCGGTGGCAATAATCGGATAACGGTAACTCACCGCGAATTGCTCACCGACATCTCATCCGACTCAACTGACTGGAAGATGCTCGACTCCTATGATCTCAACCCAGGCGACGCTGACACCTTCCCCTGGTTGTCTACTATCGCCTGGAGCTGGGAGTCCTACAAGTTCAACACGCTGCGATTCGTTTACGAACCCCGCTGCGCTACAACCCAGGCTGGTGCCGTTCAGGTCTTCACCGACTTCGACAACCTCGACAGCGTTCCGGTGGACCAAAAGTCCGCCTCTTCGTTTGCGAACTTCTCAGAAAGCCCTCCCTACGTCCGGAACACTCACACTGTCCCAGTGCAGCAGCTCTGGCAGTCCAAACCAGTCAAGTTCATTACCCCTTCGGGTGGTATTCCCTCTGGTGCTGATCCCACCAACTACAACTGCGGTACTTTCTACATTTTCAGTGTTGGCACAGGTGCCGCAGCTCTCGGTTCCCTCTGGGTTGAGTACACCGTGGAGCTAATCACTCCTAATGTTGGTGGTGGTGGGTCCCTCGCCGGATCCCGCACCTCAACTATCACCCTCCCCGGCAACTTTGTTCAGTATACTGGGGGTTCGGGTGGTAGCCACACTATAACCAGTATGCCCGATTGGCTTGGTAACCTTCACCTAGCAGACTACTATCGGGACCTGGCCAGTGCCATCACGGTTGACACCGCCACCGGGGCCTTAACACTCCCTGGCCCAGCGCTCTATCAACTGGATCTCTCCGCGGTAAGTGCAGCCGGTGGCTCGTACTTTTCATGGACATCCATCCCATCAGTCTCTACCATCCTTGGAACGATCTCCACAGGTCTTACAATGGTTGATGAGATTGTGCCAATCTCCTATGCTCGCGCGGGTGGCGCCCTGCAGCTAGCGTTGTTGGCTTTTGGTGCCACGTTCGCCGTCCTCGGTAGAACTGGCACCCTCCGCCTCATGTCTGGTGCCGTCCCTTGGACTTGGTACTCAGCCGGCGCTTACTCCGCCGCCACAACAGACCTCAACAAGGCCGTCACGTTTCTCATGAAGATTAACCCCGCGACACCCCTCGAATCGCAAATTCCCAAGGCTTATCGCAGGCTTCGAAACGTTGAAGACGGCCCTCCGCTCAAAATTGAGTATGTTGAGACTTCTGACCGGACCGAGGCTAAATCCAGTTCACGAAAGTGATTGGTCAGCTTCCCCTTCTCTGTCTATGAAGGGGCTGCGACTCCGTCGCAAGAAAACCTTAGGACCACGCGTAAACGTGGCACAAGTCGTAATCGCGCTTGGGGACCGAGATTCGCAGAATGATCGTCTGCGTTACCAACATCGCACACTTACACTTAGGCAACGGTGGGTCACCCGCCCCGTCGCACGTTCGCTGGCTCGTCTAGCCGTGCGCTTGGCGTCCTCCAAGCTGATAGTTCGGGTGTTGAGTGTACACTCAGCAGAGACAACTGCGCAAACGCCATCCTTGTC